TACACAAACAGTTTCCCTACGTTGGCATTATCCAAATCAGGTTACGGGTCAGAATAGCATCAATTCTATCTCAGCCTGCTGCTGCAAGCTCCCCACATTTAATTTTACAGCCCCCAGTTTAGCAGATATACTAGCATCTGTCAAGGATAACGCCATTTCCAATGGGGCACCAATATTTTCTCGGCGAGAATGCTTGTAAGACATGCGGAGGATGGGAAAAAGTATCTATATGATTTGCTGGCAATAGTGTAAACCTCCAATCTGGTACTCCTATTCTACTCCATTTCGAAGGTTTACACAAATTTCGGGATGGTCTCGATGGAGCTTCTTTTTTCAAAACAAAGAGCCATTGCTCAGTAAGTCTACCGCTCTACGCCTGCTGGTATCCCTGTATCCCCCTGATCTATTTCCTTCCTCCACCCTGAACATTTGCTCCTAAAATAACGGCTCAACAGCTCCATATTGATACAGGACACGGGACGGACAAACCTCACGTTTTCCACCCACCATCTCTCCAACATTCTTCCCCACAAATTCGGAGCAAGTTTCGCCATGGGACCCAAAAACTCATTTTCATGATTTTTGTCCTGGCACTTGTTGGGGCGTTCCTGCCCCAAACCCAGTCGGCAATTTTTAAAAAATATGCAGTCTTGCCTCCGGCAAGGGATGAGAAAACCTTCGGTTTTCTTCCTGCCACACAGGGCAGACTGTGCCGCTTTTTCGGCACCAGTTCTCGCAAGGGCATGGGGAACTGCAATCCCCATCAAGGTTGTCGATGCGTCAATAATCCGAAATGGATTATTGGCAGCCACGGCGAAACTTGCTCTTTGCTTCTATCAATATTCCTTTCGCAACAGAACACAAAAAATTATCCGAGTAACGATCTCAACGCAGACCGCTACTCGGATTTTTCTTTGTCTGAAATTTGTAAACATTCTGTGAACAATCGAGTTTTACCCGAAAAACTTGGTCGATTTTTGCCCCCACTATAAATTAGGGGACATTTTTTACGAACAAGATTTTTTACGAAACTTTTCAAAATCTTGCGGCAACTTGGGCAAAATTTATCCCCACTATAAGGGGGAGGAAAATTTTAGATTTGACCGAACAAGTTGGTGAAAACTGTCCCCACTATATAGGGGGAGAAAAAATTTGATCGAAAGGCGAAACTTTCTCCGAAATCTGTCCCCACTATATGTTGGGATATTGGGAAAAACTTTGCAATCAACCCGAAAAAGTTGAGAAAAAAATACCCCCCACTATAAATTAGGGGAAATTTTTCAACGCTCCCCAACGGGCGTTCAGCGAACACTCTGCGGTTTTTCAAAATTTTTTTGAAAAAATCACAGCAAGTTTTCGATTTCGCGTCCACATAAAAGGAGTAGAGGGGTGTTTAGCGACACTCCCAAGAAAGACACAGAGGTGATACACATCGGAAGTTTATTTGAGAACGTGAAGCAATCCGTCACAGCGAAAGATGCAGCGGAACGGTACGGGCTAAAGCTCACCAGAAACGGCATGGCCTGCTGTCTGTTTCACCCGGATCGACATCCCAGCATGAAGGTGGATGAGCGGTACTACTGCTTCGGGTGCGGAGAAACCGGGGATGCCATCGACCTGACCGCACACTTGTTGGGGCTCAGGCCAAAAGAGGCTGCATTGCAGCTGGCGGCTGACTTCAACATCCCCACGGAACCGGACAGCATTCGCAAGAAGCTGCGGCGAAAGCCAATGCCGAAACAGCCTGACCCCAAGGAGGAAGAACGGCGGTGCTTTCGGGGATTGAATGACTACTACCATCGGTTGGAGGACTGGGAAGAGCGGTACCGACCTGATGGTCAGACAGAGAAATTTCATCCGCTCTTCGTGGAGGCATTGGAACAGAAAAGCTACACCAAATACTTACTGGACGTGCTGCTGTTTGGCAGCGATGACGAGAGACAAGAGCTGGTTCACCAGCAGCAAAGGAGGACGAACGAACTTGAAAAGCGATTCCAAAGAGAACAGCATTTTGACCGCCAGCCAGGTAAAAAACCTGCTGTCGAAAACCCACAAAGGTGAGGTGGCGAACACCGCCGGGAACTACCGGTTAATCTTTGAACACGATCCCCTGCTGCGGGGTGCTATCCGCAAGAATTTACTGACAGAGCGAGTGGACATCGTAAAAGATTTGGGCTGGCATCGTGATGGAACGACGCTGACGGATGTGGACATCAAGTACCTGCTGCTCTATGTGGAGCGGGAGTACAGCCTGTCCTCGGAAAATAAAATCGAGAATATCGTGGCGGTGATGGCCAACGAGAATCGTTACCACCCGGTTCAAGATTATTTGAACAGCCTGACCTGGGACGGGGAGGAGCGAATCCGCCATGTACTCCACCGTTTCTTAGGCGCAGAGGAGAACGAATATACCTACGAGGTGATGAAATTATTTTTACTGGGAGCGATTTCCAGAGCGTTTCACCCTGGCTGCAAATTCGAGACCATGCTCTGCCTGGTAGGCGGTCAGGGAACGGGAAAATCCACCTTTTTCCGCTTCCTAGCCACCCAAGACGACTGGTTCAGCGACGATTTGAAGCACCTGGACGACGAAAATGTGTATCGGAAGATGCAGGGTCACTGGATCATCGAAATGTCCGAGATGATCGCCACCGCCAATGCAAAGAGCATTGAGGAGATCAAATCTTTTCTATCCCGGCAGAAGGAGACGTACAAGATTCCGTATGAAACCCACCCGGCAGATCGAAAGCGGCAGTGCGTGTTTGGAGGCTCCTCCAACCGGCTGGATTTCCTGCCTCTTGACCGCAGCGGAAACCGGCGGTTTCTTCCCGTGATGGTAAATCCCACCCAGGCGGAAGTACATATCTTAGAGGACGAGGCCGGAGCCAGAGCCTACATCGACCAGGTCTGGGCGGAGGCCATGGTGATCTACCGCAGTGGAGATGTTCGGCTTTCCCTCAGTGCAGATATGAGCGACTATCTGAAAACCCATCAGGCGGATTTCATGCCGGAGGACACGATTACCGGCCAAATTTTAGGCTGGTTAGAGCAGTACGACGGAGACAAAGTTTGCTCCCGACAGCTCTACGCCGAAGCCCTGGGACACGGGGCGTTGGAGCCGAAGCAATGGGAACTGCGAGACATTTGCGACGTGATGAACAATGCCGCTTCCGGCTGGCAGGTGTTTCCCAATCCTCGGCGGTTTCCCAGTCCCTACGGGCGACAAAAGGGCTGGGAGCGGGTGATTTCCCCTGACAACGAGGCCACCGTGTTTCGAGAACTGACGGAAGCAGAGGCCGAACAGCTGGGCTTGCCGGAGGAATGGCTGACGGGATAGGGCACCTGGTTGCCAGGCTGATTGCCTTTCCGTTGTCGGGCCGGTTGCCGGACGAAAGTCCGGAAACCATTGGTATTACTACATTCTAGTTATATTGACAACCATGACAACCAGAAATAAGAAGAAAAAAGAATTGGCACACAGAGGGCAACGTGCAAAACGCATTGGGGTTTTGTACCCCCGGTTGCCGGGGTCTGGTTGTCAGGGCGATTTCAACATATTGATCGGAGGAATTTTATGAAGGAACTGAATACCTTGCATATTGAGACAGAGAACACCTTGGTAGATGAGTGGAGCGGATTGGCTTCTTTGCTTGCAAATCTGATCGAGAAGTATGCTTCGGAGTTAGACATTGATACCCTCCCTGATCCGCCTGCGATGGGAGCAGAGGAGGCGTGTGATGAGAAAATCCCAAGCATTTGTGGAGAGGAGATTGAAATGGGAAAAGTGGCATGATATAATTAACATGATATAAATGTCCAAACCTACTCTGGAAGTGATTCCAGAGTAGGGATTACACAATGAGGAACAGCCTTTGGCACGAATGAGGGTAACAATATGGCAAAAGACAAAACAAAAGTATATATTTACACAAGAGTATCCACAGCCATGCAGATTGATGGATACTCTTTGGATGCCCAAAAAGCCCGTATGAAAGCCTATGCTGACTATAATGACTATGAGATCGTGGGCGAGTATGAAGATGCAGGAAAATCTGGCAAATCCATTGAGGGCAGAAGCGAGTTTACCCGTATGCTGGAGGACGTCAAGAGCGGAAAGGACGGTGTTTCCTATGTGCTTGTCTTTAAGCTCTCCCGGTTTGGCAGAAATGCGGCAGATGTGCTTTCTACCTTACAGGTCATGCAGGATTTTGGTGTGAATCTGGTTTGTGTGGAAGATGGGATTGATTCCTCCAAGGATGCCGGAAAGTTGATGATTTCCGTTCTCTCCGCTGTGGCAGAAATCGAGCGGGAAAATATCCGTGTCCAAACCATGGAGGGACGCATACAGAAAGCCCGTGAGGGCAAATGGAACGGCGGTTTTGCACCCTATGGTTACAAGCTGGTGGATGGAAAGCTGGAGATCAATGAGGAAGAAGCGGTTGCGATTCGCACGATCTATGACCAGTATGTTCACACCGATATCGGGGCAAACGGGATTGCGAAATATCTTGAAAATCACGGCATCCGGAAAATTCAGCGGCAGAATGGAAAAAATCCGCTCTTTCATGCACACCTGATCCGAATGATTTTGAAAAATCCAGTCTACTGCGGTAAAATTGCCTATGGACGAAGAAAAACGGAAAAGGTTCACGGCACAAGAAATGAATACAAGCTGGTAGAGCAGGAAAATTATCTTCTTGTGGATGGACTTCATGAAGCAATCATATCGGAAGATATTTGGCAAGCGGCACAGGTAAAACTGGCAGCGCAGTCGAAAAAGTATGAGCACGTCAACAAGTCGAAGGATACTCGTACCCATCTTCTTTCTGGAATTGTGAAATGCCCCATCTGCGGCGTTGGAATGTATGGGAATAAGAGCATCAAGCATAAGAAAGATGGTACGAAGTACAAAGATTTCTTTTATTATGGATGCAAACACCGGGGAATGCAGCGTGGCTACAAGTGTGATTATAAAAAGCAAATTCGGGAGGAACTATTGGATGATGCAGTGGCGGAGGTGATCCGCAAGCTGGTCAGCAATCCAAAATTTGCCTCTATGATGCAGGAAAAAATCAACCGGAAGGTGGATACCACAGAAATCGAGCAGGAGATCGCAAACTTTGAAAAGCAGCTCCGGCAGTGCTATTCTGTGAAGTCCAAGCTGATGGAGGAAATAGATTCTCTTGATCCGGATGATAAACACTACATTAAGCGCAAGGCAGACCTTGATGACAGACTCTATCGGATGTATGATAAGATTGAAGAGATTGAATCCCAGCTGATTGCCGCCAGAGCGAAGAAACAGGCCATCGAAGCAGAGAAGTTGACGGGCGACAATATCTATAAGATTTTGATCTACTTTGATAAACTCTACGGAAAGATGAGTGACGCTGAGAAACGGCAGTTGATTGAGGCGTTGATTTCAGAAATCCAGATTTATGAGGAGCGTCAGCCCAACGGGCAATGGCTCAAATCCATGAAATTCAAGCTGCCAATCATCGAGGAAGACATGGAATTAAGTTTGGACAACGATGAGCACGTCGAGACTGTTGTTCAGCTTTCCAAGGGTGAGATCGACTCGAAAAAGATTCGGGTTGAGTTAGCCCCGGGGGCATAAGGAAGTTTTTTAGATTGAACACTGGTGCAGTCTCGAAAGAGGCTGCACCTTTGCTATTATGCGGGATTTTTTATGTTCTGCGTGGATTTCATCTCGTCCATCATGGCGAGGATTTGGTTTTCGGTGGGGACGTC